GCAAACATGTCAGAAAGTGATCTTTAACAATTAGGGCATCAATAAACTATTAGCGGCTGTGTCGGTGGGTGCGTCTCGTGAGTATCTATAAATTTAAGAAAAGCCGCCACCCACTAACTCAGTCGCTAAGCGAACAATAAAGGAGAAATAAAATGAAAAATAATACAAAAAATATCAACGAATCAAAAAAGAATAATATCAACTGGAAGCAATTGCTTGAAAAAGCTAAATCAATCTTATTAATTATCATGATTACTGCCGCTATAGCATTTTACTCGGGTATTCAATATCAGATCAATAAGACAGAGGAAGTGGATAATAAGGTCCGTCAAGCAACATTACAGTTAAAAAAATAACTCGGAAGTCCGCAGCTATTTCCGAGATAGATAAAAGCGCTGCAAAGACAGATCCGAAAGTCGAACCAACCGTGCCGCAACCAAAACCAGTTGCGGTATCGGGCTGCGAATTGGTTCGACGGGAGCTGTCAAAATATTCAGGATGGGATGTTAGTCTAATGCTAGCTATCGCTAAGGCTGAGAATAGAAGCTGTAATCCGCTTAATCATAATCTTACCAACTCTGAAAATCACGGAGTATGTGTTGGTAGCTATGGCGTATTACAAGTTGGTTGTCTGCATTTTCAACCTCACGATGATAGAAACGATACTGCAACGGTTGTAAGAGTTGCTTATCGAGTTTGGCAGTCTCAAGGCTATAAAGCATGGACTACATATCGCACAGGGGCGTATAAGGAGAATCTATAATGGCTGATAAAAAAAGTTTACTAGCTGGAGTGAAACTAGAGTATGAAAAGTTAGAGAGTGAAGACTACTTAATAAAGCGTCTTCGCAATTGGCGCAATCGTATGCGTCGTAAACAAAAGGGCAAGCAGTAATGTATATAAGAGCAACTCACAAGAAGTTTGACTTAGAAAGCATTAAGGCTGTAGCTACTTGTCCAGAGTGTAAATCTAAGCACCTCATGATATCCAGAGGAAGACTCACTTGTCGTAATTGTGGTACCGAGATAGGTAGACTTGGTAAGACTAACAAATATGGTGCTAAGCGCACTGAGATGAATGGTAAGATATACGATTCAAAGTTTGAAGCACAAGTAGCCGCCGAGCTAGAAGTTGAAAAGAACCTCGGCCAGATAAAAGACTATGACACTCAATACAGGATAGAAGGTTGGGTCTATGACGAAAACGGCAATCCAGCATTCCCATATCGTCACAAAGTAGACTTTAGAATACATAATCTAGACGGATCATTCACTTTACGCGAAGCAAAAGGTGTAGAAACTGATGACTATAAATGGCGTCGTAAGATCCTAGAAAAGGTGTGGTTACCAGCCCACCCTGAATATACATATGAAGTCGTATATCAGAAGAGTAGTAAGCGTTATAAGCGAAAAGGAGCGTCTGGATGATAACTCAAAGAAAGAAAGCAGTACTTGCACTATGGAGGCTATATAAAGCCATGAGTAATACTGTAGACTCACTCATAATCAACAGAGAAGATATACCTTCTGCCGATCAGTGGATAAATGACTTAGAGTCTGATATGAAAGTAGTCAAAGAGTGGATTAGCGCACTATCTGACAATTATTAAAAAGTCTGGTGCCCAGATCTACGTTTGAACCATTGGCGTAGAAATTTGTAAAGTGTGCGGTTAAATGACTAGACTCCATAAAGTCTCCTACTTAATCAAAAATCTAGTAACAGCCAGGCTTTTCTTCCCAAAAACAATTTAATGCATCCATTACAAGGAGAAGTGATATATGAAAAAACCAGTAGCAGAACTAAATATCAAGATATTTAGTGAAAACGGTCATTACAAAGCCGACACTTTCGTCAGTATAGACCCCGGTGATACAGGGGCTACTCTTGCTGCACTAGAAGCTTTAGGCGATTTATCAGGAAAAATTATCAATGAAAAATCAAATGAACTTATAAAGAATATCTTTAAGGGTATTGTGCCAGATGACGAACTAGAGAAACTTATTGCAGATATTGAGGAAAAAGAATGTTCACACTAATTTGGATATTATTCATAGCACTAATTCTTATTCTCGTAGCTATCTCAGAATACAACATAGCCAAGCAAGACGAAGAATGGATGAGGCGAATTATAGATGGAGACAAGCGATGGACTAAAGAAATTAAAGAGGAGAAGAATCAATGGAAAAAGAAGTAAAGCCTTATTATGAGGACGACTATCAATCACTAGATGAGATGAGTACCATCGACCTTCTAGAAATGAAAGACGACGCACTCAGAGGATTAAACGAACGAGAGTTTATTATTCATCGAATAAATCAAATCTTAGACAGTCGAATTGAAGGCGAACGCCCTAGAATTAAGGAAGTCAAGGTGAATAAATGATAAAGGATAATTTACCGAACATACTTGAAATAGCTTTGATAATGATAACTATAGGTGGATTTGCACTAATCATTTTTCTAACTGTTATCAGTTCTAATGAAGAAAAACAAGCCATGGACGTTAAAGCTCGTTGTGAATCGGTTGGCGGCAAAATGGGTTATCTAAAATGTTTCAAAGATGGAAAGGAAATAAAGGCATGAAATACAAGCTTCTAAAAGATACGCCCACAATTAAAGCTGGCACCATTTTTGAAGAGATTGTTAGTATGTCTGATGGAACCAGAGAATTAGCTGTGGCTGTACCAGGTGAAGACATACCAGAAGATCCTCAATTTGCTATTCAAGATATAGACAACTTCGACGAGTGGTTCGAGGAAATGGAAGAACCGACAGACAGCGCTCACTGGAAGCCAAAAATAGGCGAGAAATACTTCTACATTAACGAATATGGAGATGTGGAGCGGGAAGTCTGGAACGACGACGATGTGGATAACAGACTTATGGCTATGGGTCTTGTCTACCGCACTGAAGAAGAATGTGAAGAAGCTCGCGACCGAAGGCTAGCAGAAGTCAGACTGAGCCAAACCTCGGACTTTAAGCCAGACTTCGAAAATAGAAAAGGTGGCTGGGTCGTAGGCTATGACTATTACTTGGAAATATTGATTTGCTCTAATATTCCAAGTGTAGATTTTGGCGAACCTGTACGTTACGAAACTATAGAAGACGCTAAAAAATCCATCAGAGAGAACCGAGAAGATTGGCTAAAATATTTTGGAGTAAAGGAAAGAGAGGATTAGTACTATCTCAGGAACCAAGCAGGGCGGCTTAAAAGCCGCCGCAAAAAACTTAGCAAGCAATCCTAACTTCTACGCAGAAATCGGACGAAAAGGTGGCTCGGCGACATTCGCAAGTCATGGAAGTTATAAAGGATTTGCACAAGATATTGAATGCGACTGCGACCTAATCGACGGTCCTCACTTTGTAAAAAAATGTGCAGGTAAAAAAGGCGGTCGTATAAGCAAACGAAGATAACAGAAAGGAGTTTTTTGTGTGGAGGTTATGGCATAAATTATTCGGTTGGGATTACATTCAGTGGAGTTCTGCGGGTCTGTACGGTATTGCACGAATACGAATAGCCCCAAGTGGACTTGTCTATTTTCTGCACTGTGGTGAGGTTGTTCGTTTGAACGAATTAAAACCACGTCAAATTACATACTTGACTTGTTCAAAAGACAAATACCTCAAGTAAACGGGTACAAATCGTACCCAGTAGAACATTAACAATTCGACCGCAGAACTGGACAGATGATATGCACAACTCATTTCTGTCGGCGCACCACACCCGCCCGGTGCGTTGTCTCAAACCGTGAAACGTTGTGAGCTGGAATTGAAGCAACCTGCAGTGCAACGTGTATCGTCTGTTCAACTGGCAACATCAAACCTTAAAGTAATTAACTCACTTAATGATATACAAAAACTGGTGTTGCCAATCGGGTATATAAATGACTTGAGAGTTTGAGGTGGAGACTGTGGTGCGGCTATCAAAGCTCTAGTCTTCAACCAAAAGTAAAAGAGTAACTGCCGACATCGCACCTTGAGCAGTGAAATTACAGCTGTTCCATACAATGTAGCCCGACGTAACGCATTTACGTCAACAGGGAGTAGTCAGGCAAGAAAAGCCCCACTTATGGCAGGTCGTTGTATACCCGTCCAGTTCTGCGGTTGAGGAAAATGGTAAGACAAGGAGATTGATATGTCTAAAATAAGAAATTTTTTGAAACATATTCTAATAACGTTAATGATTGTAGTTCCTATTTACTGTATATTGTCAGTCCGTTTGCAAACTTCTGAAACTATAGCTTCTGGAATTGTTTATAACAACCAAAACAATAGCATATTCACTGGCAACACGTATTTCAGAATCCGTGCGTCAGAAAATACTATAGTAACAGGAGAAAATATCAGTAGATTCTGTCTGCCGCCAAATTCGCCATATATCAAATTAGTGAATGAAGCCGCGAAAGACAAGAATATCAAGGTGGTTGTTACAAGCAGCAAGGTGTTTACGATGGTCCTGTCTCCTTGGCATTGTGTTGATAACGTTAAGGTCGAGAGGTTGAAGTAAACTACACGAAATGTTACAAGGATGGGAAAGAAAATATGAAAATCTACAAGCTCTACGCTAAATCACGAAGTGATAATCCTAATTTCCAAAAGCTAGATAGAAATATCCTATCTGTGCTAAGTAGTCACAAGGATAACTATGAGTATGTTATTTATGACTATAAACATAATGGGTTAGCCAATGGTGGCGTAGCGGTGTTTAAGGACACTACTGGAAAATTTGCACTCACATGGCTGAAAGACCGACGTTGTTGGGATGCGTTCAGTAATACTCCGTTAGAGGATGGCGATTTGATGTGTACTCACTCGTTGGAGCAAGTCATATATTCGATGGCCATTGAATATATATTTCGGGCTGAGGAGATTTACGGTCGCGAGAATCTGCGCAATTATGAATACTCTATTGTTCTTAGGTTGACTATAGAGAGAGTACTACGTAAGTTAAATGAAGTGGAGAAAAAATAATGCGTGATATTAAGTTTAGAATATGGGACGGAGTTAAGAATGAATGGCTTGCCTCAAGTAGCAAGGACGCCCTGCCGTATTATGGCTTTGCGTTAGTAGGTGAGGTTATGACTGTTCAATCACCACCATATTGGTCACTTGATGAAGGTAATATCGTTGAGCAATTCACAAACTTAAACGACAAGAACGGTACAGAAATCTACGAGGGCGACATTCTTATAGACGACACTGGCGAGCCTGTTGAGTACTGGGTGGTTAAGTTTTCTGAGGGTGGGTTTGTGGGTGAGTGCGCAGGCGTGGCTGAGCCTCTCTTTGAACTAACAAACCTAGAGGTTGTTGGCAATATTCACGAAGACTCTGAACTATTGGAGGAGAAATGAAAGTGAAAGGAGTTGAGAATGAGTACTAAAATATCCGACCAAGATCAAAAATGGCTAGACGAAATAAATAAACTATCAGAAGAAGGCGTCTCAATAGCAAAACGTTCAAGTATGGAATCTGCCGAATATGTAGACCTATTACTGAGCAACTTTGACGATAAGAATTACTGCCAAACGGTAATCAATCAGCACGCAGTAGAGGCGGCTATCGGACAATATTTTGCCGACATTGTTGCTCCCACATTCTTCGATATGCAAAAGGTGCTACGGAAGAAAACTAAGATGAGCAAAAACAACGCTGAAACATGCGCCAGAATACACGTAGGGCGATTCGTTCGCAACGTTGTTGAGGAGTTAAATAAAAGAAATGACGAAGAATGAATCAAGACCATCTATCCAGTGTGACAAATGTCATAAGTGGATAGCATACAGCAAACACTCTGGCTATAAGCATTTCTGCACTAAGCATGCGAGAGACATTTGTGAGCTTGAAGAAGTGCGCAGGCACGCTATAAGCCTTATCCGAGACGATAGCATGCGAAACTACGAAATGACGCGCCTCATTAGGGACATGTCTTTTGTGGATGTGAGATATGACCCAGAATCTAGTAAATCATTAAGAAAGGACATTGCTGAAAGGTTTAAGGAAGTAGAAAGATTAAGTTAATGAAGGTGCTATATCTTGTAAGAAAACTCAGTAATAAAGAGCGTAAGGTCGAACCTTACAAAGATGATGCTGGTCGGGTTGTAGCTTTTGCTGACATATAAGACACGAGAAAGGCTGCTAAGAGTATGAAACCAACCTGTCCGCCGCAATCATGGTGTGAGATCGTACTAATACGATTTGACGAGATTCAGTATATGAATTTGCCAGGTGGTTATGTAATTTATGAAAAAGGAGGAAGGTAATGACACTAGATGACATTCTATTCGCGCAATATCAACTCGGCCGAGAACATGAAGCCATGATTCAACGTGGCGAGAAGCGCAAAGTTGGCGGTGAAATCACTGAAGCGAAGGAGCAGATTCAGAAACTACTACAGAAAGAATACAAACGTGGTATTAACGCTGCGTCAGACATGTTTACTGAGCTTGATAAAAGGATAGCAGAAAATAGGCCACCAGACATAATCGATCTGATGCAGTCTACTCAAAGATTATTCGGAGGTGCTGCTCCAAATTTTACTTACACGGGTAGAAACAATGTCCTATATAAAATTGAAGAAGTATATAAGGTTGGAGATACTGTAAAATGTGTAGGTAAAGAAGATGGAAAAGGTGAGATTGTAGTAGAGGAGAAGCATGAAAATCTATAACGTAGAGCGCAAGGAAGCATATGACCCAGACACGGAACCTAGCAAGATAGATGACGATGACTTGCAATATCTAGACGAAAAAGACTACGAGTATATTATCTGTAGCTATGCTCAGGATATGTGGTCAGGTGAAGGCGCGGCAGTACTCAAAGACAGAAATGGTAAGTTTATGTTTATAGAATTAGGTCATTGTAGCTGCTATGGTCCGCTAGAAGAGCGTAATCCGAAATGCATCTATTCACTAGAAGAAATAATTAAGTTGTTAGATAAGCATTGCAAGGATACTTATGGTGGATATGCCAAAGCTGTCGCTGAAAAACTTAAGGAGTTAGAGAAGAAAAGGAAAGGAAAGGTATTCAAAATGGAAGATAACAACGATGCGGATATAGCTGTCATACTGCTTTTTGTCGTGGCAGTCACCTGCATAGGACTTGTAATATCCAGACAGGAGGAAAACAAGAAAGCGCTAGAAGTAAAAAGAGAAACTGAGACTCAAGTCTGCCAGAGAGTTTTCGGTAAAGATTATGTATATCAAATACCAAAAACTATACACGAAACACCCTATTGTCTAGGAAATGACGGTGTGCGTAAATATCTGAAGAGAGATGAGAATGGAAACATTAATCAATAAATAATTTTGTTAAGTGAGAAAACGTATGAAGAATAGTAAGCGAAAACGCATTGAGAGTCTAGTAAGATCAATTGATCATGCAGAAGGAAGAATATCGTACTGGGAGAGATTTAATCGATATGGTGGCTACGATATTCTTATAAGACTCAACATAAGCAACAGAGAGCCTGAAGTGGTTGAACATGAAGATGATATCGTAAAGCAAATTATCAATAATTACAAGCGAGACCTTGAGAGATGGAATAAAGAGCTAGATGAGTTGCTTGCTCCAAAGACTACAGGAAACGAACAATATGTGCCGCGCAACGACAAGGTATATTATTGGTGGAAAAAGAATAAATAAGTATATGGGGTGCACAAATAAAAGATATGAGTAAAATACTATAGTAGGCTTTCGGCCGTCAGGCAGATTGCATTTAGGGCATTATGTCAGCGTGATAAAGCCAGCAATAGAATACAAGGCATACATCCTGATAGCTAAACATCACGCGCCACTGTCAGAATCTGAATATGAGGAGCAAGCGTAAGGACGAATAGTCGATGAACAAAAATAACCCTTCTGAATCAGAAGGGTTATCCCAACCAGGCGACGTATTTACAATACGCTTAATCAATTTGATCGCTTATGGCTGTGTAACAGTACTTACGTCTGTACCACTATACTACCATGCTAAGCATAATGGCGCAAGCATTATGGCAATAAAATATCATTATGATATGGAATATTAGTATAGAGCTTCGGACGATTGAAGTTCCTGCCATACCATAAGCGATTAGCTAGAATGTCACTTGCCTGAACCAGATAATCTAGGGATGAATCGCAAAACTTTATGTCAATTTTGAAGTCGGCAAACAATATCGGAGGGTAAAACATACCGTAATCAAAATTACGAATTCCGTGTATTAGCTCCTCTCGAATACTATCTGAGAGTTTATAATATCCGTTGGTTGATGTATGCTGCTGGTCAATGTAGACTCGCAGAGAAACTGGCTTGTCTGCATCAATTTTACCAGACGCAATTAGTGTCTCTAGTTTAGACTTTATCATTCTCTTTAAGACATAATCCTTGTAGCGATGAATTGATAGCTTGTTTGCCATAATAGATTCATTGACGTCAGGCAGCTTCACTGTAGCACTAAGGCTATTGAATGACTTGACGCAATTATACAGACTTCTCTTGTATTTAATCTCTAAGCCAGCCGCTTTTAACTCCGATCCCATCGACATACCGAGACTGGATTTTATCTCTTGAGACATCGTTTTGAACCTCTCTCTTGCTGTGATACGCTCGTGGTTATCCAAGAACAGATATCCAGCGTATATAAAATAATCATGCCCAGAATTAAGAGAGAAAACGCCAGAATCGTCTAGGTATATTGAAACCTCTTGGTATTGTTTTTCGTTCATCTTGAGATTATTATAACATTTTTATCAATATGATATAATTTAATTAACTCACAAGACGCGGGCGACTAGCGAGGATGTTGGTTATGTCCAAAACTACAGCCAAAAGCAAGCCTGAGTCTTCTAAAAAGCCGCCTACAAAAACACCTAAAAAGAACGGGCGTCCTACAAAATACTCTGATAAGCTAGCAGATAGAATATGTCAGAAAATAGCAGAAGGCTATTCAGTACGATCTATATGCAAAGAAAAAGATATGGTCTCTATGCAGACACTTTTTCGATGGTTACGAGAAAATGATAAGTTTCGTGAGCAATACGCGCATGCATGTGAAGAGCGATCATATGCGCAGGCTGAAGAGATTATTGATATTGCAGATAACGCCACCAATGACTACATGGAAAAACTTGAGGGTGACGGGTATATATTCAATAGCGAGAATGTTCAGAGGTCGCGTTTAAGAATTGACACACGCAAGTGGCTGATGTCTAAGATGAATCCAAAAGTTTACGGCGACAAGCTGGATATGACTACAAACGGTAATGATATAGGAGTAGCTCTAAGTGCAAGACAAGCAGAGCAACTACTTAAAGCCAGAGCAGACCGTCGGGATTCTTAGAGAAATTGCAGATAACGGTTCTTTTGCCGAGTACTGCATTGCTATAGACCCAAAGTACCAACTGGAGTGGTTCCACGCTGAGATTGCTAAAGAGTTGGAGCAAGGATATCGCCGATTGTTAGCTGGCGAAGATGTCCGATTGATGATTTTTATGCCGCCGCGCCACGGCAAAAGTGATACAGCCACGCAGAAATTCCCGTCGTGGGTGCTAGGAAAAAGCCCGAATATTCCAATCGTAGTCTCATCTTACTCTGCAGAGCTTGCATCAGATTTTGGACAAAAAACCAGGGATATAATGCAATCCGCTACTTACACTAAGATGTTTTCTACACGCTTACGAGCCGACGCTAGAGCAAAAGGTCGCTGGATTACAAAACAGGGCGGCGGCTACACCGCCGTCGGTGTTGGTGGAGCGCTAACTGGTCGTGGATTCAAAATTGGTATTATCGATGACCCATTCAAGAACCGTGAAGAAGCAGATAGCCCTGTGATCCGCGAAGCCCGCGACGGCTGGTATAAGTCAACCTTCTCAACACGTGAGGAAGGTAATTCAATGATCGTATTTATTCTTACGCGCTGGCACGACGATGACCTAGCTGGTCGTGTTCTCAAAGCCTCACGAGAAGCTAAGGCTAGAGGCGAAGCATACGACGATTGGAAGATAATCGAATATAAAGCTATCGCTACTGAAGACGACGAACACCGCAAAACTGGTGAGGCTCTATGGCCAGAGAAGTTCTCAATTGAGAAGCTACTGAAAAAACGCGCAGAAATGGGCAGTTATGAATTCTCAGCGCTCTATCAGCAAAACCCAATCGATGAAGAGAATCGCAAATTCAAGCAAGCGTGGTACAAATACCGCGAATTCAGCAACGTCTTACAGCTTGACACTTACAACGTTATGACGATTGACCCGCGAGGTAAAGACGACGTAAAGCAAGGCACTGACTACATTGGTGTAACCCTTAATTTTATCGACCGCGAAGGTAAATGGAATGTAATATGCTATCGCACAAAACTATCCGCGACTGACCTAGTAGACCTCATGTTTACAAACTGGAAGAGGTACAATCTACACAAGATCGGAATTGAAGACAACCAATTTACTCAAGCCTTGAAGTCCGTTTGGGATGAGGAGATGATGCGCAGAGGCGTCTATATGGATGTTGAATTATTGAAGCATGGCGGACACAGTAAAGCATTGAGGATTGAAGCACTAGTGCCGAGATATGAACGCGGAGGAATTTATCATATAAGACATGGCGACGCTAACTTATGTAAAGACTTAGAGCTTGAACTGAGTATGTTTCCTAAAGCAACCAATGACGACGCGAGCGACTCTCTAGCATATCAGGTACAGCTAGCTCAGCGACCAGAAGATGACGTAGGTTCAGCCTCGTACAATCAGTCATTAGCAGATAGCGACTTAACAGCAATGTGGAATTAATTAGGGGGAATATGAAAAAATTTGTGCCAGAATTTGGAAAAGTCAAAGAGCAACAGCAGTTAGACGACAAGACTTCTGTAGTGGTTGAAAACAGTTATCAAAATCACACTGTTATAGCAACTAAACTACACTATGAAGAACGTTTTCGAGTTGCATCTATGGCAGAAGCACGCGATAAGGTTGATGAGCTAACACTAAGAATTGAAAACGACGATAGTCTTATCAATCCGTCAATCCGTTATGATGGACGCGCTAGGATATCATACAAAGGATCATTCGACGTCGTATTTGAATATACCAAAATTAAGCAGGTAAAATGATTATTTTCACAACTGATTAAAAATGTGATATAATACAAGCGTAAACCACTGAAACAAACCAGAGTTTACTGAAACAACAGTAATCTTTGGAGTAATCAGTGGCTTTCTCTTTTTTAACAGAAGAAAACATTTTCGATCTATGTAGCACCTCAAAAGACTATACGGAAAAACTAACGCAGGCTTTTGAGGAGTATTCCCGTCTTGCCAGAAATAAGCCACACGCTAAAATACCTAAAGCGTTTCCTAAAACTACAGACGGTACAGCAGCTTCAATTATCATTAAGTCTGCACGTCGTGCCGTACAGCAATTGCCGGCTGGTGTAGTCTCTACTTCTGACGAATATAGTCCATGGCCAATAATTGCTGAATTTGCTTACTTAAAAGAAATCCTACCTAACGCCAACGCCGAATATGACCTGATCCATAAAATGTGGATAACTATTGAAAATGGTGAGTCATTTGGGTCTCAGTGTGTCTTTACGCCAGTAGCTTACAACGATGGCAAGCTGCTTCCAGACTATTTAATCGTCTCATGGCGTGATGTATTTATTCAACCTGGCAAAAGATCTGCTAGCGATAGCGACTATTTATTTGTACGCACGTGGTGGCAAAAGACTGACGTAGAAAAGCTTATCGATGCCGAAGAAGAACGACGCCGCATTGCCAAAAAAGAGGGCGCACTATACGAACCAACTTGGGATTTGAAGGCACTAGAAGAAATAAAAGAAGCTATTGTTACTAAAGACTCTAAAGACCAGAGCGAAGCAGAGCAACAGTATTCACTTGATCCATCAGGTATTGAAATTATAACTGGTTTTCAAATTGGTCATAATGCAACCTTCTTTACCTTCAATCCAGCCACTAAAAAGATTGTACGACGTAAGAAAAATAAAGACCCAAGGGCTAAGATACCCTTAAACTGGTATTTTTATGACGCCGATGGAGTCAATCCTCTGGGTCGTAGCGTCTTAGAGCTAATTGGTCCTCTACAGAACCTGATCGATAGCGATATGCAGGCTTATCAATACAACCGCGCCGCCGCGTTGCGTCCAACTATTAACGTATACGGCGACGTAAACGAGCGAACCCTTGAATTCAAGCCAAACGGTCTTAACAAAATTAAGAACCCGAATGTACGTATTGAAGCGATGTCCGTAGACACTTCAGCAATCCGCGACTATCCGAATCTATACGGCCTGCAGAAGTCTCAAATGCTCAACCTGGTCAATAGTCCAGACACTTCAATTAGCGCAGAGGTTGGCAATCCAGGATTTGGTAAAACGCCACAAGCACTCAAGACTCAACAAGCTCAATTGTCTATTGACGACAATGCATTACGTAAAGGATTTGAAGCATTCTTTGAAGAGTGGAGTGAAACGGCTATTAACTTGTATTTTGCAGAGCGTGAAGGTATAGAAATAATCCAGCTAGACACAGACACTGCACAGAGATTGCGAGACCTAGAATCAAAAGGTCATGTACTAGATGGTGTAGTGCTAGATGATGATAATAAAGCAACTGTAGACTTCTCAAAAGCTAAGGGAGTACTGAAGTTTAAGATTGACGCGTCAACAACGAAAGTAAACAGCGAAGCGGCACAGCTAGATTCTCTGAAGACATTGATTCAGACGCTAGACTCTAGCCAATCACTGAACCAAGTAGTGCCAGTAGATAAGAAATTAGCCGCATGGAACGCTATTGTTGCTAACTCTGGCATTGATGGATTAGACGAGCTAAAGGTTACAGAAGAAGAAATGAAAGAAATGCAGGAGGCGCAAACTCAAGCCGCGGTCCCTGCTACCGATGAAACAGCTACAGCCGAGACGGAGCAGCCAGCAGAAGACGAGGCTCAGGTCGCTGAAGTACCAGTAGAGCCACAAGAAGATATAGAGCCAAGTATTGTAGATGAATTACGACAGATAGGCACGCCAGAAGACCTAATTGCTGAAGTACCAAGCATGATTCAAAAAGGATTTACAGAAGAGGAAATAATCGCATCGATTATGGGAGTTATCCAAAAGGAGGGTGAATAATGGACGAAAATCTATATCCGCGCAGTACAGAATATTACCAGCCAAATGAGGAAGAAGACCAGAGGATAGAGGAGGCTAAGCAAGCCGAGATCAATGCTATTAAGCAAGATATGAATAAGTTGCAAAAGGTGCTTGACCGCTGGGATGAGCGCATTGCCTTCTACAAGTCTACTGACGCTATACCAGAAGAAGTAATTACAGATAAAGAGAAACTAGCTATTTATATATCGGCAAACAAACGTGTTGTAGAGATTTTAAGGGAGGAAAGGAGCTTCTTAGTAAGTGTAATTGACCAAGCGGCGTAGTAAGGTACTCTGCTTTGGTTAGCTATCCTCGCTATTGGCTAACCAAAGGAGCGCATCTCACGCAACCCAGGTTCGTCACCTGTAATCGACGCTTAAACAATCTAATGAGAAGGAGGGGTACTGTGCCATCAGACGCAGAAAACCAAGAAGTCGTTAATACAGAGGTAGAGCAAGAGTCTACCCACGCTGAGTCGGCGCCAGCTGAAACACAAAACTCTGAGGCTTCTTCAGAGCCAGAAACCAAAGCAGTTATCTCAGATAGCGGCGAGGTGGTACACGTCAAAGTCGATAAGTCTAAGGAAGAAAGCAAAGATGCTGATTCTGATGATGAGTCAGACGAAGACAGGAAGCCGAAACGGGGCAAAGAGGCGCGCCGTGAACAACTAGAACGCGACTTAGAGGAGGATAACCGAATCATTCGTGAATTAGTTGCTAAACGGAACGAAACTAGAGCTTATCGCCAGCAATTGGAGCTTGACGCACAGAACGAAAGCACATTTCAACCTGTACAGCCACAGCTGCAACAATTGCCAACAATAGCGCAGATTATGGAGATGGAGAACCCAGAGACTGGCGACTTCTTCACAGAATTTGAAGCTAAGGCGGTATTGCAGAACCTACAGTTGCAACAGCGACTAGATAATATGCAACAAGCTCAGGAGCAAGCGGCTTATAAAGCTCAAGTCGAAGCATCAAGAAGTGATTTGTCGTATAAGGCAGATATGGCACTCAGGGATTTCCCAGAGTTTGACCCAGAATCTGATCAATATGATGAACATCTTGATAACGCCGTAAACGGTTATCTGCAAAGTGTACTTGTTTACGACCAAAACGGCGATGTCATTGGCTCAAAGACAGATGTATATCAATTATATAAGTCATTCCACAAAGACGGTGAAGTACCTAAGCAACGCGCTGTGATTAATGACGCTGGTGATTTCCGTGGAGGCGGCACTAGGATCGTTAAACCATTCGCCAAGCTTACTACAGACGAGAAGGAAGAATATCTCCGTCGACAAGGACATGATATTTAAGAAAGGTTAATAACATGGCAACAAACACAACTGCAACGCTTTCTGCCGAGATGATCCAATATCTGGAGGAAAAATTCTTGGAGCGAAGCGAAGCCCGCACAATTCACCTAGAAGGTGCTAAAAAGAAAACTCTAGGAAAAAACTCTGGTACAACGGTTACCTTTACAAAACGATCACCATTTGGCTTGGCTACAACGCCATTGACAGAAGGTGAAAACCCACAAGACGAAGCTATCCGAAGCAACAAAGTCGTTGCTACTCTACGTGGCTACGGTAAGTGGACTAAAGTCTCAAGCATGCTGTACAACACTTCAATCGACCGCGAGATGAAAGAGACGATTGAAACTATGGGTCAAAATGCAGGTGAAACAATCGACGCATTGGTCCGTGATGTATTGCATCAGGGTGCGACAGTACAGTTCGCAAATAAGAAAACTGCATTGAACGGCATTACTGCTGACGATATCCTGACGGTAGCAGAAATCCGCAAGGCCGTACGTACATTGAAGAAAAACAACGCAATCCCATATGCAGATGGATTCTTCATTGGTAAGGTTGGTCCAGATACTGCATACAACATTACTGGTGATACAGCTTGGATTGACGCTCAGAAGTACACTGGCCGTGCAGAACTATACAAGGGTGAACTAGGTCGCTTGCATAAAGTCCGCTTTATCGAAGCGTCAAGCAACCAGAAGGAAGAGGCAAGTACAACGACTGTCTACTCAAACTTCATTCACGGTCAAGAGGCATTCGGTGTTGTCGACTTAGCTGGTAGCGGCTTGAAGAAAATTATCATCAAGCAGTCAGACAAGGGCGATACATCTAACCCACTCAACCAGTTTATGACCATTGGTTGGAAGGCTGAGGCATTTGCGTCGGCAATCCTTGATCCAAAGTGGATTATCAACGTTAAGACTGGTGCTAAAGACTAGTAGTTAATAACTGTAAGGGGTGGTTAAACACTGCCCCTTACGACCAAAGAAGGGAAACGATAAAATGGCAGAGAAAAATACAACTGCGCTTACAGCCGAAGAGATTATCGCCAACGCTAAAAAAGAGGCTGAAAAGATTATCGCTAGCGCAAAAGAAACTGCAACTAGTGGTGAAATCGTAAGCCGTAGCGTATCTAAGGAAGATATCATCGAAGCATACAACAGCGGATTAAGTCATCTAGAAGTTGCTAAGAAATTTTATGGCAACACAAACGACGACAATATGCAGAAGGTTATTGCAGTCATTGAAGAAGCAGTACCGTCAGGGGATGACAAAGACCCAGAGGTTGAAGTTACTGATCCTTGGATTGGAGCTTAATAGATTATGGACTGGACAAGAGAGGGCGATCTAACTAGATTACATAAGGTGTTTAATGACCCTCTTAAGTCCTGTCACGAGCGCAGATTAGCCCACGACACATTCAACAAGATATTACGCCAGCTAAAAGATAAAAAACTCACCGAATTACGTCGTAGGCTAATCCGAGCCAACATTGCAGACGATGATGCTGCCGTAGAGAGAATAACTGAAGAGATACACGAATACTCACGGCGTGCAGGCTATAGATAGCGACTACAACATAAACAAATCAGACCATTTCGTGGATATCAACGAAATG